GGGAGCAACTCATAAAGCTAAAAAGAAGAAAGATGAATTGGTAAAGATTAGACATATTAACGCAAGAAGTAATATATATATTAAATATAGTGTAGACGGTTCAAGAAATTATACACATTCTTCAGATACACATGTAGAATATAATGGATTTGATTCAGATGAAGAAGAAGAATTTGGAACTATAAAATTACTAGATATTAGTCCTATAAAATATGATACCAAAGTATATCATTTAAAAGTAGAAGATAGAAAACCTTATAGAGTATCTATAGATGTTGATGAATCTTATGTTGAAAAACCTTTACTTCAACTTATTAAAGAAAAAGGCTTTGTCCAAAATGAAAAAGGTGTATATACATTAGCTTAAATATTAATACTATAATATC